ATTCTGTCTAGAGAACCGTACTGCTTTTAACGATAAAAGACTGCAAAAATTTTTAAAGAAAATAGATAATTTTGGAATCTAAAAACAAAACAACCCTCTCTGCCAGTCGTATCAAAACAGCGCAATCATGTAGCTGGTTATACTGGTGCAAATACCATTTGAAGCTCCCAGATAAGAGTAATGATGGCGCTCGCAGAGGAAGCATTTGCCATTTAGTTTTTGAATGTCTTGGAGAAGATCGACATAAAAAACATTTCAATCTTGTTATTAAAAAGAGAGATATTTTTGCTAGCAAATCTATTGAAAGGCTAGTTAGAAAACATGCAAAGAAAGAAGGCATTAGCGATGAAGCGAATATCAAAATGATTTGCGAAATGACCCTTGCTGGATTACAGCATGATTTTTATGGGCTAGATCGCGGTAAGCCCACCGAAGCGTTAAGCGAGCAAGACTTCGATATGAATATCGAAGAGGGAAATGTAAGCTATAAAATCAAAGGCTTCATTGATAAACTCTTCTTATACAAGAAGAAAGGTTTAGCTATTATTCGCGACTTTAAAAGCAGTAAAGAAGTTTTCAAAGGCAAAGAGTTAGAAAACAATTTACAAGACTTAATGTATGCTTTGGCTGTTAAGAAAAAATATCCAGAATACTCCCAAACTCAATCTGAGTTTTTGTTTCTAAAGTTTCTACCAGAAGAAAAAGGCGTTATCAGAATGCCTATCTTGACTGATGAAGAATTATATGGATTTGAATTAGAGTTAACCGAAATTCAAAAATACCTAGATCACTTTGATTTAAAAACAGCGTTGTCTAATTTTGCAGCTAGACAAGATTACCCCAAAGACAACTCTTTCGGCGGACCTTTGCAATGTGGAAGAGCCACATCCAAAGGTCAATTAAAAAAGGATGGTAGCGTAATGTATCACTGCGCTTACAAGTTTGAATTTTATTATTATAAAATCAATGACTTACAAGGCAATATGGTAACATCTTGTTTCCTTGAAGCTTACGACGAATTTGTGAAAAAATATCCAGAAGATAAATTCTTGTATGAAATGATTCACTACAAAGGTTGTCCCGCACATCAAAAAAGAAGAGCTTGAGTTTATAAAACTAGTTTGAAACCTCCAGACTCTCCGCCTTTTCTGATTATGTCGTAAGAAATATTATTATTAATACAAAAAATTTTTAAATTATTAATTTCTTCAGATATTCCTAAATTATTTTGAATTTTAAAACTTTTACCTTTACGAACTCTAACTTTTTTATCTCCTATAAATTTGGTCCACCCTTGACAAGAGATGCCTATACCTCTATGAATACAATACATAGAGCTAAGAGATAAATTATTTTTTTCGCAAAACTCTTTAAGCCCAAAAATTTCAACGACCTCTCCTTGTGGAGATGTAAATAAAAAAGACTTCTTTGCTCTATTCTTTCTTTTTAAATCTTTTTTCCAACCTAAATATTCGACCCTTATACCAATCGCGGTGTCGTACATTTTTTTATAATCAAGATTTTTCTCACGACAAAACTTACATAAATTATATATTTTTATTAATTCTCCATCAGGAGAAAACATTTGAAATTCTTCTGGAATGAAAGCTCCATTAAAATAGTTCGCATCTTGTTGAATTTTTTTAGAAATAGATTCTGAGATCTTGTCTCTTTCGCTTTTATGCGACATTCTTAGTTTTGATGAATTGGAAAGCTTTGACCTTTGTTCTTCAGAGAACTTATAACCAGTTGTACCAATTTTTTCAACTAATTTAACTAAATTAAAACCTCTATTTGGATTAGTGGCATCAAAAAAATCTATCCAATATTGTTCCCTATTTCGTAATATATCTATATTTTCACAAAATTCTAACGGCTTAATGCTAATATTAGCTAAACCATATTTATTGAAAGCTCGTTGTAAATATCTATTTGAATGTTTGTTTTTAGATAGTTTATTAAAGTGCTCTGTTTTTCTATAAGGCCAACGACAAGAAGATCCAATATATATTTTCTCGCAGTTAATAAAACTTATTTTATAAACACATTTTAAAAAATTTTCTTTTTTCCTTGGCATTTCCATTATTTACATCAAAATAAAATAATTGGGAACATTGTATTTGACTATGTGAAAATACAAAGTATCATATTTCACATGAATATAATCCCCTTGTTCAAAAGCTGCGCCAGCATAGGAAAGTCGATTCTAACATTAGACGACCCTTCTAAAGTAAAAGAAGGAGGCTCTGATAGTATTCTCACTATCGCCAAAGAGGAGAATTTAAACCAAATTGTTTTGGTAGAAGACTCTATGATTGGCTTCCTAAATGCACATACAAGATGCAAGGAAGCAGGAGTTCAATTAATTTTCGGTTTACGCATTGGATGCGTGAATCAGAGAACTCCAGAATTTTTAGAGTCGAATGATACGCTACACAAAATCGTTCTCATGGGAAAGAATGATGCTGGCATCAAAGCTCTAACTAAAATTTATTCTATCGCGAATAAAGAATCGAAAGGTTTGGTGGATTGCGACTTGCTTAAGCAATATTGGACAGATGATTTAAAACTCTGCATTCCATTTTACGATTCATTCATTTACATGAATAATTTTATCGGTAGGAAGTGTGTCCCTAATTTTGGATTCACAAAACCGACAATCTTTATCGAAGATAACGATCTTCCGTTTGATCAGTTTATTCTTGAGAAAGCTTCAAAATACGCTCAAGAAAACAACCTGCATATTGAAAAAGTAAAATCTATCTATTACAAAAATAAAGAAGATTTTTCAGCTTGGCAAACTTATAAATGCCTATGCAATCGTACCTTTGGTAAAGAACGCTCTTTGTCTAATCCAAACTTAGAGCATTGTGGAAGCGACTCGTTTTGCTGGGAATCTTATAAACAATATGAAGGATAATTTACTACGATTTAATTTCGGTCAAAAATACCTTGTCTTAGATACTGAGACAGAAGGCTTGAATCTTTGTCATACTCGACCTTGGCAAATTGCTTGGATCGAAGCTGTTGGCAAAAAGATCGTTAGCCGCCAAGAGAGATACATCTGGTGGGACGATTTAAAGGTAAGTGAGGAAGCTGCGCGAATCACTGGATTTAACTATGAGAAATATCGCTCACTAGCAAAGAGTCCAAAAGAAATCTTGAAAGAGTTTTTACCGCTTATTAAAGATAAGAACACGAAAATTATTGGTCAGAACATTCTGGGATTTGATGTTTACATGATTAATTCATGGATGAAACATGCTGGTTTAGAAACAGACTATTCTTATGTGAAGAATATTCTCGACACAAAGGCTATTGCCATGTCTATTGCTAAGGGTGTTAAAACAGTAGATACAAACGACTTAATCTCTTGGCAGTACAGATGGCTGAATTATAGAGAGAAGGGAATTAAAACAAGCCAAGCTCACTTACTTAAATTGTATGACATTCAGCATGATCCATCGCTTTTACACGGAGCACTCTACGACATCGAAATGACCTTTCAAATTTTCCAAAAACAAATTTATGACATCGAAATCTAACAAGCCTCTCACAGTAGAGAAATATGAGGATGGATGGTATTGGCACTGTTCTTTAGGCAAGCCTTACGGACCATTCAACACAGAGCTTGAGGCTATTCAATCTCTTGAACTTTACTATTTATAATTAAAAATGTTAAACGAATTCCAAAAATACGAAAGCCCAACACTCCCTGGTGTTAAACTCCCGCAAATCATTATTGAACAAAAATATTATGATGCTTTAGGGATTCCGAATACCTCAAGCAATTATCAGTTCTTGCGCAAGCTCTGTCATAAAGGGGTTCTCGATAAAGGCATTAACAAAAAAGAAAACGCTCAAATTTATTATGATAGAGTTAAAATTGAGCTAGAGCTTTTTGAAGAGCTGGGGTTCATTGATTATGTCTTGCTTAACTGGGACATTTTAAATTTCTGTCATGAAAACAATATTCCAACAGGGCCAGGGCGTGGAAGTGCTGCTGGTTCCCTTGTTCTTTATCTCATTCAAGTAACCAAGGTTGACCCAATCGAATATGATCTTTATTTTGAGCGTTTCGTCTCTAAGAGTCGAGCTAAAAAGATTGTCGTCGGAGATGAGGTTTATCTCGACGGCTCCCTATTAGCAGATGTGGATAACGATATTGCTTATGAACGCCGACACGAAGTATTGTCGTTCATTGAGAAGAAATATTCTGGCAAGACTTGTAAAATTTTAACATTAAATACTCTCAGCAGTAAACTCTGTATTAAAGAGTGCGGCAAGCTGGTTGGCGAAATGCCAGAGTCTACCGTTAACGAAATTAGCGATTTGATTCCCAAGAAGTTTGGGAAGGTCGCTTCTTTAAAACAAGCAGTAGAAGAGAGCGAAAAGTTTAAAGAGTTCGCCGTTCAAAATCAGAGAGTATTTAAGATCGCTCAGAAATTAGAAGGCTTAGTCAAGAACACTGGCGTTCATCCTTCTGGCATTGCTATCAGCCACTACTCTCTAGAGGATATAATGCCTCTTCAGACGACTTCTGAGGGTGATCTAGTGTCGGGATATGATATGAACGATGTGGCGAGCTTATGCGTCAAATTCGATATTCTAGGGCTTAGAACATTGTCTGTAATTCAAGACGTTTGTTCTCAGATTGATTTAGATATTCTTTCTGTTGATTTAAAGGACAAAGATATTTATGACAATCTTCAGCATATCATTACTCCTCAAGGTCTTTTCCAGATTGAAGCAGATACTAACTTTCATGTTTGCCAAAAGGTCAAACCTAAAAACTTAGAGCAGCTTTCTGCTGTGGTTGCTATTGCAAGACCTGGAGCTTTAGACTTCCTTAGTCGTTATACAAGATATGTAGAGACAGGAGAATTCCAAAGCGTTCATCCACTCTTTGACGAGATCTTACAATACACTGGCGGCATTCCTCTATATCAAGAGCAGCTTATGAAAATGGCCGTAAAGGTTGGATTCACTCTTGATGAGTCAGAACAGCTTCGCCGCATTGTCGGTAAAAAGAAAGTTGACCAAATGGGAGCTTGGCAGCAGAAGATTAAAGACAAGATCGAAGAAAACAAACTTGATCCTATTGTGGGAGATGTTCTTTGGAAAGTTGCCGAAGACTCTGCAAACTATTCCTTCAATAAATCACATTCGATTTCTTATGCTATTCTTGCTGCTTGGACTGTTTATCTTAAATTCAAATACCCTCAGAATTTCTTTTTGAGCCTTTTAAAGATGACTCAGTTTGAGCCAGACTCTTATGAAGAAATCAACAAGATCAGTCAAGAGTTAGCCTTGTTCAATATCAAACTGCTTCCGCCAGATCTGATAAAATCAAAAATCGACTTTTCTATTGAAGGTCGAAATATTAGATTCGGATTAAACAGCATCAAAGGTATTTCAGACAATACTATGAAAGGTTTAATGGAGTTCAGCAAAACAGAGTTGTCCAATAAATATGACGTATTCCAAGTCGCGAAACAAGTAGGCTTGAACATTGGCAACCTATCTGCTTTGATTCAAGCTGGAGTATTAAACAGCTTTTCAGAAGATAGATGCAGATTAGTTCTTGAAGCTCAAACTTTTAATATCCTCACAGATAGAGAGAAAAGACTGTTCGCATCTCTTGGAGAGAAGTACAACTATGATATTCTAAACACTATCCATGATTCAGTAAAACAAAAATCAATCGGTGACGATTCAAAAGCCATCATGAGCGAGAAACGTTTCTCTACTTTCAAAGAGAAGTATGCAGGATATAGAGAGATCTACGATAAAAACATCAAACATCCAAAATTCGCCAATTGGTTTTTTGAAACTAAATTACTTGGTTACTCTTATTCTCAGAATATTAGAGATATTTTTACAGAAGACAGCGCCTCCAGATATGTCGATTGCTTAACCTTCAACGCTCTTGACA